GACATTTCAAAATTCTTGAGGAGGTGAGAATAGTGTGATAACCGATTTTTTGAGGAGAGTGATAGGAAGAATGTTCCCGAAACAGAACTTAGAACGTAATTTGAACGTACAGATCGCAACATCCGGGGTTATGGACAATGCCATTTCTCTCTGGCTGCAGATGTACGAGAACAACCCCCCATGGCTGGGCGGCGAAGAAGATATCAAATCCATGAATCTCCCGGCGGCGATCGCCGAGGAGTTTGCGCGTCTGATCCTGACAGAATTTGAGTTCAATCTCGAAGGAAGCGCCCGGGCGGAGTTCCTGAACCAGCAGTTTGAGAATTATCTCAACAATTTCGACAACATCATAGAGATGTGGGGAGCTCTCGGAGGAATTGCTATCAAACCGTATGTTTCCGGCACGGATCCGGTAACCGGAAAACCGGATGGAATCCAGCTTGATTTTGTTCAGGCGAACAGATTCTACCCGACGGCGTTCAACAGCAACAAAGAAATCACCGGAGCTGTGTTCATCGACACGCAGAGGGTAGGAGATTACCTCTATACACGGCTTGAACATCACAGCCTTGAAAATAATCACTACACGGTGGTTAACAAGGCCTACAGATCTGAGCGGCTCAATACGATGACGACTGAGGATGACCAAATCAGCGTGGAGCATCCGTTTATGCAGGAAGTCCCACTGGAGACAATCAAGGACTGGGCGGGGCTTGCTCCACAAACGGATATGGACGGCATCGAAAGGCCGTTCTTTTTGTATATCAAAGTTCCCCGGGCGAACAATGTAGATTCTCATTCCCCACTGGGAGCATCTGTATTCTCTCGAGCCGTGGAGGTAATCGAAGCGGCGGACAAACAGTATTCCCGGATCCTGTGGGAATATGAAGCGAAAGAAGCGGCAGTTGATGCAGCATCCGACATTTTTGATATTGACAAAAATGGTAACCCGGTTCTCCCTAAAGGGAAAGAGCGGCTCTTCCGAACCTACGACACGGAGGGAAAGAACAACAACGCCATGCTGCAGGTTTACAGCCCGGAAATCAGGGACAGTTCCATGTTTCGAGGGCTGAATGAGTTTCTCAGACGAATTGAGTTTCTTTGCGGCTTGGCATACGGGACACTTTCCAACGAAGAGCAAGTTGACCGGACGGCGACAGAAATCAAAGCATCGAAGCAGAGATCCTACACCACTGTCAGCAATATGCAGAAAGCGTGGGACAGGGGACTTGATGACATTATCGAGATTATGAACATGCTGTGTGATCTGTACGATATCGTCCCGCCTGGAGATGTTCAGAAAACGTGTTCCTGGGGCGATGGAGTCCTTGAGGATACAGAGGTCGAATATCAGAGACGATGGTCAATGGTACTGGCTGGAAAACTCAAGATTGAGAAGTTCTACGCTTGGTACTTCGGCTGTACGGAGGAAGAAGCGAAAGAATACATCCCGGAGGAACCACAGTACCCGCCAGATGAATAGGAGGGCGACCAATGCTGACACCGGAATATCTTGGATCATGCACGGACTACTTGCTCGGCATGTACGACGCATTGAATCAATCCATTGCTGAAGACATCGCCCGCCGGATCGTAAAGACTGGACGGATGACGGATTCGGCAAAATGGCAGATCCGCCAGCTCAGAGCCAACGGAGAACTGATGCAGGATATCGTAAAGGATGTTGCCCGGATCTCTGGGAAGTCTCAAAGAGAGGTAAAAAGAATCTTTCATGATTCCGCCAGAACCGGAGTCCGATACGATGCACAGCCGCTTCTGAAAGCTGGATATGATATTGAACTGAGAATATCCCCGGCGATGAGCCAGATATTGGAAGCATCCATCGCAAAGACGAATGGTGATATTCGGAACCTGACCATGACCACCGGATCCACCGCGGGCGGGTTATACATGGAGGCAACCAACCTTGCCTACATGAAGGTAACCTCCGGCGGTTTTTCATATTACGAGGCAATTCGGGAAGCGATCAAACAGTCCGCGAAAGACGGTGCGTATGTGCTGTACGGACGCGGAAGATCGCAGCTCGATGTTGCTATCCGGCGGTCTGTGCTGACCGGAGTGAACCAGACATCCGGGAAGTTGACTGAGTTGTATTCAGAGGATATGGGCGCGGAATATTACGAAACCACAGCCCACTCAGGAGCAAGACCTTCTCATGCCGAATGGCAAGGGAGGGTTTTTAAGATTCGCGGATCAGCTCCGGGCTATCCCAATTTTGCGGAAACAACCGGATATGGGACGGGAGCCGGGTTATGTGGCTGGAATTGCAGACATAGTTTCTACCCATTCTGGCCCGGAATATCAAAACCGGGATATTCGGCGGACCGCCTGGAAGAATACGACCGCGCGAAGTACAAGTACAAAGGAAACCTTCTGACTGACTATGAATGTAGCCAGATACAGAGGGGATTTGAGCGAACGATCCGTGAAAAAAAGCGGATTCTTGCCAGCTACGATGCGGCGATGAAGGAATCGGACAATGAGGCGCAGATCAAGTGCATTCAGGACGATTTCTCATCCGTCAGCGTAGAGCTGAAGCAGAAAGAAAAGGAACTCAAGAATTTTTGTCGGACGACCAACCGAAGTTATGACAGTACCCGAACCCAGGTGGTAGCGTACAAAGATAGCAGCGGAAAGATCGTCAATTTTGGAAGATCCACAGCTCAAAAGGCTGTATGGGCAAATAAAAAATCAAATTAGGAGGTCAACTATGATTATCACAGGAATGGCTCACTTCGAGAGTGTAGCACAGAAGAAACTCGTTGAATGGTACCACAAGAACAGACCGGAGGTTCAGATCGACCTTGGAAACGTATTCGTGGTGTGGTCATGCAAAACACTCCAGAATTACAAGTGCCTTGCATCTACGACTATCAGCGGAGATGGCATCTATGCTGAGTACACCTATAACGGAGACAAGCAGGAACTCTACGAAGATGTATACGGTAAAATAACAAATACATGTCATACAGAAGAATAGGAGGTAATAAGCAGACAATTATGATTCATTGCAGATCAAAAGATTCCGACAAAGGACAGGGAGAAGTTCTTGATATCCGTGAAACACAGAGAGTGGAATATACTTTCATGCACACACAGAGGGATGATTGGATGATTGCTGATGAAAAGAATTGTGGTGTTCTTGGCGGTCAGTCAACATTTGGCTTTGGAGATGCTATCCGTTATCTGAAAAGAGGACTTAAGGTGGCTCGTAAAGGATGGAACGGCAAAAAGCAGTACATTCAGCTCGCCACTGGGATTTCTTATAAGACGCCGGATGGGGAGATCGTGAATTGCGAGCATGATGCTATCGGAAACATGGCTATCGCATTTGTCGGAACATCAGGAGTACAGATGGGATGGCTTGCAAGCCAGGCTGATATGCTTGCGGATGATTGGACATTCGCCTGAAAATATCGCTATGAAAGAGGCTGTTTGACAATGACAGCTTCTTTTATTTTGCCCTGGAGGAATGGCATATAAACTACTCAGTTCCCCATCGTGCCGGGATATAAATGCACGATAGCAATGCCGGAGTGAACCGGAATCTAAACGAAATCAGCGAAATCAAACACGGGAGGTAAGTAAAATGGCTTACGAATTTTTAAGAAAACTGTTCAAAAAGGACGAAAACGGCGCGGTTATCCCAATGACCTACGAGGAACTGGAAGCTGCGATTGATGCAGGCAAGGGTATCAAAATCGCGGATCTTTCCGGCGGCGGGTATGTTGCAAAAGACAAATTCGACGCGAAAGAAACCGAGCTGAAAGGAATCCGAAAACAGCTTGATGATGCCAACACTCAGATCAAATCTTTCGAGGATCAGGATGTTGACGGAATCAAACAGAAAGTTGCCGATTGGGAAGCAAAATACAACACCGATACTCAGGCGTTGAAAGACCAGATGGCAGCTCAGAACCGTTCCCATGCCGAGGATATGTTCCTCGCCGGATATAAATTCACCTCAAAGGCCGCCAGAAAAGGCGTGCTGGACGAGCTCAGATCCAAACAGTTCCAGTTAGATGAGAAAGGAACTTTCCTGGGAGCAAAAGAGTTCATGTCCTCTCTTATGGAAGATGAGGACTACAAAGGTGCTTTCGTTACTGAAAATCCAGCGGGAGACACCAACCAGGGCAACGGCGGAACTAATCCACCAGAGGGAACAAAACCGAGATTTTCCACCGGAACCAACGGCGGGAATCCACAGGGCGGAGACGCAAACCCGTTCCTGCATATGGGCTTTACTCACCTGAGAGAGCCTAAGAAAGATTAAGGAGGAAAAACAGAATGGCAGCATTAAACTATGCAAAACAGTATCAGCAGGGGCTTGAGCAGGAGTTCCCATACGTACTCTACTTCGGCGCTCTGTTTGCGACCCCGAACAACGGTAGATACCGCTGGGTGAACTCGAATGTGATTGAGATCCCGACGATTTCCACAACTGGCCGTGTCGATGGAGACAGAGACAACATCGGCCAGAAAAAACGTAACTACAACAACTCCTGGACACCGCTGACGGTTTCTCAGCACAGAACCTGGTCTACACTGGTTCACCCGCGTGACATCCAGGAAACCGACCAGGTAGCCTCTATCGCGAACATCACCCGCGTTTTCAACGAAGAGCAGAAATTCCCGGAGATGAACTGCTATCTCGTTTCTAAGCTGTACGCAGATTACACAGCGAAGAGCAAGAAAGCAGACGAGACCCCGCTTACCACTGAGAACGTACTGGACGTCTTCGACAAGATGATGACCGCGATGGACAACTCCAGAGTTCCGAGATCTGGACGTATTCTCTACGTTACCCCGGATGTCCGCACTCTTATCACAAATGCCAAAGCGATCGTAAAAACCCTGGATGTTTCCAAACGGTCCGAGGCTCTGAGAAGAGCGATCACATCCATCGACGAGGTGGAGATCCCGGACAGCGTTCCGAGCGACATGATGAAAACGGTTTACGATTTCACCGAGGGTTGGAAGGTAGATTCTACTGCGGATCAGATCAACATGATCCTGGTTCATCCGCTGGCAGTTATCACTCCGACAAACTACGAGTTCGCGCAGCTTGACCCGCCGTCCGCCGGATCTGAGGGCAAGTGGGAATACTTCGAGGAGTCCTTCGAGGATGTTTTCCTTCTGCCGAACAAAGTTGACGCAATCGCGTTCAACATCACGAAGCACGCCTGATGCATAACGGATGGGAGCCAGAAATGGCTCCTTCTTCCGTAGAAAGGAGAAACAATGTTAAAAGCAAGAAAGGCAAACCGGGTTGTTAGAATCCCGGATGAGAAAAAAGATGTCTACATCAAGCTGGGATACACCATCACCGACATGGACGACAACATCGTACATGAGCATGTGGAACCGACCCAGCGACTTAAAGATCTCGAGGTAGAAAACGAGACGCTGAAAGTTGAAAATGAGACGTTAAAGGCAGAAAACGAGACGCTGAAAGTTGAAAATGCTGCTATGAAAGAAAAAAAATCTCAGAATGAAACAGCATCCGAACCAGTGGAAGAGAAAGCTCCAGCAAAGAAATCTACGAAAGCCGCTGCGAAATGACAGGAACGCCGAATACGGCGTTTTTCCTGCTTAGACGATAAAATCCCCGGGGAGGTGTGAAAAAATGCCACAGGAGGCTATACGGGAGCCATACGTAGATTACGACTACTACTCCAACGAGTATATGGGCGATCTGGATTCGACGCAGTTTTCCCGGAATCTGAAATGGGCTACGGCTCTTATTGATGAGATTACCTACGGGAGAATCGCAAAGCTGGATAGCATCCCGGATTGCGTAAAAGATGCGGTATGCAGTGCGGTAGAGAAATACGACCAATATAAGCAGCTCAAAGATCAAAAACTGAAATCAGAGAGCAACGATGGCTATGCCGTGTCGTATGCCGATGCTGAAAAAATGAGCGCTGTTCGGTTGGAAATCATCGCCGACATGAAAATGTATCTCGCCGGGACAGGTCTGATCTATCGAGGGAGGTCACGAAAGTATGATAACAAACCAGGACATCACGGTTTTTAACCTCCGCGTAGACAAAGAGTCAAGACGGGAGGTTTTCATCTCGACCAATATTTCAGAAGTGTCCTTCGTAGATTTACGATCCTCATCCGGGACATCCGAACGGGCTGAGAATTTGCAGTTCAAAATCAGAATCCCAATTCACGCGAGATTCCAGGACGGTCGGACTTACGTTCCTGAAGCGAAATATAAGCTCATGGATGACAAGGAAGCTAAGAAACATTGGACACTGCAGAAGGGATGCTATATCATCGCCGGAACCGTGTTCTTTGGCGATGACTGGAAGCTCGATGATTTTGATTTTTCGAGCGGCGTGATAACGGCCGCCAGGATCCGGGATTTCCTGGATCTGCTCAGTTACAATCACGATATCGTCAATGTAACTGAGTACGCGGACAACACTACGAGGGGATCAGATGCCGTAAAACATTGGAGAGTGGGTGGACAATAATG